GTGGGGAAAAGGATAAGCTTAATAAAAGAGTCGCAAAAAGAAATAAATTACTTATATAGGCAAATAGAAAGCTTACAGGAGCAAATAAAAAATATAGAACAGGATGAAAATAACACGATTGAGGAAAATATAAAAATTGAGGAAATAGAACAGCAGGAAGAAAAAGAAAAAACAGATCTGCAAAATAAAAATATTGTAATACTTGGGGGAAAATGGAACTCTAAGAATAGAGGAGAAGTGGAAAGCTACATTGATTCAGAAAATGCAACAGTGGAATTTATTGAAGCTAACAAGATTTTTAGAAATAGCGAAAAGATAGCAAATAAGGATATAATTGTTTTTGATACATCCTACAACTCCCACGCGGCTTTTTACAAAATAAAGAGCATAGGGGAAAATATTATATATATAAATAAATCAAATCTCGACAAAATAAAAAAGAGCCTTTAGTGGCTCTTATTTTATTTATTATAATTATATTTAATATCCTCTATTATTTCGATTTCTAAATTTTCTTTTAATTCTGTTGTGCAATCACAAGCATAAGTTTTTTCCACAAATAATTCATTTCCTTTAAAAAAGCTAGTGTAGTCATTTATTACAATTCCCTTTTCTCCTTCCATTCCTTCTGTCCAGCTTATTTCGTAAATATTGTCATTTTTATCTTTAAAAAATAAACATTCATTTTCATATTTTTCTACTATCATTTCTTTAATTTCTTTTACTGTCATTTTTCTCACTCCTATATTTTTATACCCTCAAAGCCCCCCAGCTTTTAGATTTTATTTATTTCTATTACATGTTCTTCGTCCCAAGGTAAATGCGACAAATCATCCTCTATTTCCTTCATTTCAGATTCTGTAAATTCGTAAATAACTTCGTATTTTTCTCTTTCAATTTGCCAAACTTCTATAAATTGTGTTTCTTCCATTTCTTTCCCCCAGTTATTCCATCTTCTGACTGAGTAAAATTCTGCTGGAGTTATCATTTTTCCTTTTTCTTTTAATTCCTGTATTGTCATTTTTATTTCCTCCCAAAATTTTCTAGTTTTCTTTTTCCCTCCCAAAAAAAGATTTTAGAAAAACTTATAATTTTTAATTAATTCAGCGTAATATTTACCATATTCAAAATTTCCTTCTGTTTCTAAAGCTATTAATTCTGACGCTTTATTTATATTCCCTAATTTTTGTTTTAAAGCTAAGGCAGCTATTATAAGATCTACTATTGTCACTTTAAATCCATCTTGTTTTAATAATGTTGCAGGTCTTTTCATTCCTGCTAGAATCATGTTAATTAGTTTTTCTCTTATTTTATTACCCCATTTTACTTGTTTTTCGCTACCTTCTAAATTTTGAATTTTGATGTCATTTATAAAACTTTTTGCCATTTCCCAAGATTTTTTTAGTGCTTCTGAAAAAGTTATGTTTTTAATTCCTTTATAAAATCTCCATGCTTGTTTCATTATTTCTGATTTAGTCATTTTAATCACTCCTTGAATTTTAGTTAGGATTGTGATAAAATAAATTAAGCATTTAGTGGTGCTTTCGAGTAGTTCATCTTGGCGGGTGGCTACTCTTTTTTTATTCTATCTTCCTCTATCTTGATAATATTATACTACATGTTTTATAAAAAGTCAACTACTTTTTATAAATAATTTTGTTTTTTTTTGCAAAATCATAAAATAATTTTTTTATTAATTCTACTGATTTTAATCCTGTCAACTCCTTCCCTCTTTGTAAAATAGTAGAGAGTTCTTCATGTTCACTTTCCGTTACTTTGCATCCGAGAAAATACTTATTTTTTACTATTCCTTCAGGATGTGTATCCCATGTTATAACACGCCCTTTTTTTGCTCCTCTTGTTTCCTTTTTCATTTTATCTCCTTACTAGATAGATTATTACAGCTATTACGATTATAGCTATTAAGAATTCTATCTTTTCTTTTAAAGTTGTTTTCTTTACTTCAAAAGTGATTTTTCTTTTTTTCAATTTGATTTCTTTTTTCATTTTGTGATATAATAGGTTATAGGTTGGGGCTTCAAGCCCCAGAGCCTATTTAAAATAAATTTTGATTTTGAAGATTAAGAAATTGATTTCGACCTCAAGCTTTTTAATCTTCAATTTTTTTATTTTACCTATCACATCTTTCACCTCCTTCCTACATAAATATAGTATCATATTTATTATAAAAAGTCAATTACTTTTTATAATAAAATAAAAATTTGCAATATAAAAAACACCCCTTTTTTTATTTGAGATGTTTTCTATTTTTGCTGATTTAGTTTTTCTTCTAAAATCTTCACTTTTTTTTCTAATTCTTGAATTTTATTTTTCTGTTCTTCCAGCTTATTTTTTATATTATTTGATTTATCATTTAAATTAATCATACAACAATTATAATTATTATAATCACTTTGATTATAATTTTTATTTGAATACAACAAGTGATGAGGATCTAAAAATAAGACATCATAAACATTATCTATTTTTTGAGTAATTATTCTTAAACCTTCTATTCCAAATTGATAAAATTCAGCATCCTCTGAAACTTCTTTCTGATTTCTTATTTTTTTTACAATTTCTCTACATATCTTTTCTTTTTTTCCATCTATTCTATGATAATGGTTTTCTTTATGTATTTCTCCAATTTTTTTATCTTTCATATGTTTAAGAAATTTATCAAACAATAGCACAAAATAACTATGTGCTTCAAAAATATCCCTTAAATAGTTAGTAAAACCATCAGCTGATTTTATACTCTTAAAATTGATATTGTCTAATTTAAAGTGTATATTTCCGTTAAAAGGTTCAGCGGTTTTTATACCTTTTAAGCTTTTAGTATTTATTATTAGAGATTCATTTGGAATTTTTTTTGATTTAATTTTTTTTCCCATTATCTTGATGCATACTCCATAAACATATCCATTTCACTCATCCATTTATTACTTGATTCGTAAGGCTCTAAACCTATTCTTGCATTTTGCCAAGGTTTTTCTTGATGAGAAATAGACTCTAATTGATCACCATTATATTTACCATAAACTTGCCAGATATTTTGTAAAAAACCATCTATATTTCCTAAATTTTCAGGTATTTTATTGCTTTTAGGGATATTTTTCCAACCATGATGTGCATACTTAGTATATAGCGCTCTATTAACTGGTCCATGAACCCAAGCTTCAAATTTTTCCTCAAATAATCTATTTTGTATATTATTATAATCATCATTATTTAAATAAATAAACCAACTATAAGCATAGTAACATAATTTTTGTAGTTTTTTGTGAGTCATCGATTCCTGAAATAAAAACCAATTTGCTATATCAAATATAGTTAAATTCATAAAAATCTCCTCCTTCTTTTTTTCCTCCATATATTAACTATATATTTTTAAAAATATATAGTTAATATATGGTAATCTATACATTGCCCATTTGTCAACACAAGAAAGAAAACACTAAAATATATAGGTTTCTTTTTTATTAATTTATATAATATATTTTTAAAAACACAATATATTGTGTTTTTACTCCTTTTATCAAACTAAAAACAAATAATTTTCTAATATTATTATATGTATAAAATAATATTTTTAAAAGAAAATTATCAAAGACTACCTTTTCAGTTATAAAAAAGATGGCCATTTTACTGGCCATCTCGAAAAAATAGAATAATATAAAAATTTTTAATTTTATATTCTTATAAAAATCACATTACATAATGCTACTATTAAAGTTTTTATCTATAATATATTATACCCTGTTTTTTCAAAAAATCAATCTGTTAATTTATCAACTCTTTTATTTGAGCAACTAACTCATTTTCAATAGTCTGCATATGAGCTTCAACTGTACGTATAGCCCGTTCATACAATTCTTTTTCAGCAGCTCCATCATCTTTTAAATCTGAAAGAATGTTGGTAAGAATATTTTTTGTCTCAATAAATTCTTTTTTCAGAATATCATAAATTATTTTAAAAGTAATATCATCTATTACATCATGCATTTCTGTTTCAAAATCTATCAGCTTCACATTAAAAAATGTGTCGACTTCTTTGTTTATGACAATCCAGTTTTCTTTGATGTGATTGTTTTTTATATATTTAACGACTCTTTTTTGTATACTCCATCTTAAATCCTGAATTTTGAGAACAAGGGCTATTTCCAGCCCTTTTCCTCGTAGTCTGTCGTTATTCAATTGATTTTCAAGTTTTGCTAATACAGTTATTACTTTCTCCTGTTGTTCAAAAAGCTTTTTTTGTTGAGTGATATAAATGTAGCTTATAATACTCATTATACCAAGCTCAATAATAGCTTTCACTTCATTAAAGTTAATTCCCACAAGTTTTCCTCCTCAACTGCTACAGTGCAGCAGGATTTTCTTTTTTTTCTACATTAAATATATTTTGTAGTACTACTCTTAAATCACAGTTCTTTTTAGCCTCTTTCAGTGCTATTGTCAATGCTTCTTCTCCTACCTCTTCAACAAAATTTGGAATAAAAGGTCTGTCAATTGTTTTTTCTTTTTCCAGCAGATCCTCTAATTTTTTCCAAAAACCATCATGTACTTCCTTGAATTTTTCTATTCCAGCTTTTCCTTTGCTCAATATTTCTGTTTTATAAATTAATGTCTTTCCTAATTCTATAATTTTCCCTGTTATATAAATTTTTGCCGCTAATCTGTCCATAATTATCTTCTCCTTTGTTATTTTTATTTTATATTTCATTCTAGCCACCTGACAGGCTCAAATTTGCATTTTATTCTGTCAGATGACCTTTTGTACCTAAATTAAATTTAAAGCTCTTATATTTAAAATATGCAAGCCATTTTTTCCTATAGACTCAATTTTTTCATTTTTTGAGTCTAAAAATTTTCTTAGACTTAATTTTTTGAAATTTTAAGTCTTAAACTGAAGTTTCAAAATAATTTTTAACAGCTGCTACATAATATTTTGCCAACTGCTTTTTTGTTTCTTCTAATGTTTTCATATCTTCTGAATTTGTTATAAAACCACTTTCAACTATGACGCAAGGTGTTACAGTTTTTCTCAATAAAGTAGCTCCTCTGTCTGAATAATCACGAGGTAATATTTTTCTATCTTTTAAGTGAGTTGCTTCAATATTTGCTTTTTGTAAGAATTCCGCTAGTTCCTTGCTTTTTTTTGATTTATGCCAAAATAACATTTCAGCACCTGTAACTGTTTTATCAGCTGCATTCAAATGAAATGATAAAGTTATATCCCCTTTGTTTGCTATATTGTTAATTTTTCCTGGTAATGTCGAATAATAATCTTGATTTACTATAGAATAATCCAAACCTTGTTCTTTACATTCTGAAACAATATAATTTTCTACAAAGTCTTTGTTCCATGCATGTTCTTCAAATCCATTTGCACATGCCCCCGGATCCTTTCTAACTCCTCCATGTCCAATATTCAATATCACTTTTCTCATTTTATACCATCTCCTTTTCAATAAATTTTTCTTTTATTTTCACACGATTCAGCCAACCTTTTAAAAATTCTTCCTGTGAAGGATTTTTTGCTGCAAGATTTTTGTAAAATATTCTCTGTATTTCATGATATTCTTTCAGAAATGCTTCAGGATTTATACCATTTATTGCTTCCAATGTTTTGTTTCCAACTATTCCATCTATGACTAAGTTTGCTCCAAATTTATTTGCTACAATCTGAGCCTTTTTAATTCCTCTTCTTCCACTGTTTACAGCCCAGTCAAATATTGATAATGCTACTTTATCATTTTTAACTTTATCTAGCTTATTCCCTAAATAATACTTTTTCAGATAAATATTCTTTGCAAAATCTTTTGTTAAATTTCGCATATCTCCAGTATATCCGAAATCTCTTGCTTCTTCTTCCGTTATACCCCAAGTAGTTTTACCACCTCTGTCATTTTTGTCATCAGTGTAACCACCTTCTACTTCAAAAATATAATCTAAGAATTTCTTAAATCTATCCATTTACATCACTTTCCTTCCTAATAATTCCATATCTTTTAAGTATTTGTACAATTTTGACGGATTAAAACTGTAGCCCTCTCTGTCTTTTAAAGACTTAAGTTTATATGTCAAAGTAAATTGCAAGGCATAATCGATTGCGTTTAAGCAAAATTCAGAACAGAAAAATCTGTCATCATCTTGTACCTTTTTAGCGTAGAAAAACTGTCCTAATATGCCTAGATAGTCATATCCTTTGCCTTGCTTTTCTCCAAAAAATTCAAGTATATCAGCCGAATCGATTTGGCTATCTAGCTCATAGATATCAAAGTTCTTCTTATATTTATATTTTTGTTTACGTACTCCTCCAGGATTTGACAGATATACTTCATTGTTATATATAAATTCGCAATGACTATACTTTCCAAACGTCCATAAAGATATCAGAAATCCAATCGGAGTTTTTGGCTTATGAAAGCTAATATATAGCTTATTCTTTTCCAACTGCATATTACCTCCTTTATTCGCAAATAACTTTTTTAAGTGCTTCTCCTCCGATTTGTGAATATCCAACAAATACTGGATTTGGTTTTAGTTTTGGTTTAGAAGCTGCTTTTCTAATTTCTTCCAAAATTTCTTCAGCAATTTTTTGCTTAAAAACACTTCTAGTATTAATTCCATTTCCTGTTAATGCTATTTTTGTGGTCATATTACCTCCTAACTCTGCTTTAATTCACTTTCAAAAAGTTTATTGTATTCTGCTTCAGAATCAAACTTTTTCAATTCCTCAACCGTTTTATTTTCTAAACTATGGCTTAAAGTTGTTTCAGTAACCATAGATGCGGTAGTGTGTTTCCTCATAATCTCGGACATTTCAATGAATTTTTGCACACTAACATTCACATATTTTTCTGAATTATCTTCAGTGTAGAATTTCCAGTTTTCATATTCTGTAGCCATAAAGTCTGTCATAACCTGTGCCAAATTAAGTTTTTTCCCTGATGTTATTTGTTTCATAAGACTTAACGCAAATTTCAAGACTAAAGAAAATAATATTTTAGTAATATTACTTTGGTCTATTGTGCGATTGTATTGCAGATACTTAGTGCCTTTTACTTCAAACTCAAAAGGCTTTTTCTCTCTTTCAAGTCTTAATTGGTACAGTTCCTCTTTCAGTTTTTCAATTTTTTCTTCTTTTCTGTACTTTATCTGATTATCTTCGATATACTCAAATTCAGATAAAATAACGGTTTTTATTCTTCCATTTTCAATTAACTCATTATTTGCAAGAGTATATTTACCTTTTTTAAAGAGTTCTTCTTTTGTCATTTCTCTGATATTTCCTGCAACCAAAATCGGATTTTGATATTCAATTTCTGAAATTAAATCTCTTGAGACATCAAAGTCTGGATAAAATACTTTTGGATTTGCTTTAAAATCTTCTAAGCTTGAAATAACAGGTCTCCCCATTATTTCAAGAGTTTCTTTGTTATAAATATTTATTATCATTTTTTATACCTCCTTATTTTTATTATTTTTTTTAATTGTGTATAAAGTGGAAAATTTATGCAAAGTTAAAAGCTACTCCGTAACAACTTTAGACTACATGGTTATAGAAAATGGAGCATTGGTTATTTCAGAAGTTGGAATTAGCAATTTAAAAAATAAAATTGGAATTCCATCAAACTCTACTATAGTATCTGTGAGTGTTGCACAAAGTGCTGGATACTGTGAGTATTGCACTTACAACTATGACTCCGATACAGCTCACGTTGGGCATATTATTCCAAAAAACAATCCGAGGACAGCTGCTATCAATGTCACATATATTTAAATTTTTGCGACTTTTGTGAAAAATATTTAGTTGCGTATTTTACTTAATCAATGGCAACTGCGACAATTTGGCCAGAAAGTTGCAAATTGCCATTAAAACCTGAACGATGCGCTGGGTAAAAATTTAAACTTTTATCTGCGGATTCCAAGTATATCTCAGCTACTTCACCGCCCGCACCACCAGTTCCGTTCGTGCACGAACCATTAACGCTTTTAATGTTTTCACAAAACCAATCCGGCAAAATGAATTTTGTTTGATATTCATTTTTTACAGCTAAATTCCCAAAGTCAATAATTCTCAAATTGCCTACTATTGTTAAATTAAAAGCTTGATTTTTGATGCCATTTGTACTATCCAGTCTTACAGTTTCTCTTTTAAAACTGGATAAATTTTCCAATTTATCTAGTATTGGCTTATTACTTATTGCCCTGAATTTTGAGCCATCGTTGTAAGTTAGACTGTTATTTGCAATGCACTCGTAATAATATTTAAGTGCCTTGTCATAGTAAAATTTCCCTGTTGTCTTTGTTCCGGCGTCTTGTATGTTCCCACCGTACTCTAATCCAATAATTTTAGCCAATGCCTGTATTTCTAAATATCTTCTGTCTGCCGAATCTCTTGTTAAGTAAGTCATTGAACTGTCTATTGTCACATTTAAAGTAGCAGCCTGATCGATTATAATAATACATTTTTCTACTATGTCTATCGCATTTTTCCCGTTGTAAACTGGAATATAATCTCCATCTGTTCCTTTATTGTACGCATATAATATTTCTGTTCCTGAATCGTCCTGAGCATATATTCCCATTTCTGATATTTTATAAGAATTTGTTATTGTACTTGTACCACTTCCAGTTTTGTTAGAAACAATGAAAGTAAATTCTACTATCCCATTTTCTTTTCTTTCGTAACTGTTTACTGGGAATTCATTTCTTTTATCCAGTAAATCTGTTAATTCTCTGTCATTTCCTGTGTTGTATCCAGCTCCAATTTTAAATTTTGTAATATTTATTTTTGTTTCATTGTTTATTGCCTTCGCAAGAAGTTCCCTTCCTTTGTTAGTCAATATCCAGCCAATATAATTAGACATGCTACCTCCTTATTTCTTTATCTAATTCCTATAGTATTTTCTTTTACAGTTACATTTATTATTCCTTCACTTAAATTCTGCTCCATCCAAGGCAGTTCAAAGTTTCGTTCATTTAAGATATTAATTATCTGCTTTTCAGAAAATATGCCAATATATTTTCCAAATTCTGCAGTTCTGTCAAATGTCAGTGCTTCAAGCCAGCTACGCTCATTCTTATATTCATTTACAACATCAAGTACTTTCAGATAATCTTTTTCATCTTTCAACTCTCCCAATGTAGATATTTTAAAGTAGCCTGGTCGTCCTCCGTATTCAAACCATTCCTTTATTTTCGCATTACCAAAAAGGATTTTACAGATAGCTTTTACGCTTCCAAGTGTTCCCTTGTTAAAATGTGCAATTACAGCTATTTTTACAAGTTCCTTCTTGCTTTCAAGACTGGCGTTTTCCCCTACATAGTCAACATGATATTCCCATAGCAGATAATCAATCTCCATTTCTGTAAGCTTATCAATGTTCAGAAAAAACTTATCCATGATCCTTTTCTTCTGATTCGATATTGCATAATCTATAGATTCGTAAATCCATCTTGTCCGTTCATCAGTCAGAGTTGAGCTTGCAGCTATATAAGTCAATTTTAAATCCTGTACAGTTATCATAGCTCCTCAACTCCCTGATAGTTGCTTGTTACACCATTATTTATTCCAACCTGATTAAAATCTAATTTTTGGAATGCCGGACTTCTCAGTACTACTCTTTTAACTCCTGCAATTTTTAATCTCTTTATTAGCTCATCTGGATTAATATCCTTACCTATCTTTTCTTTCTGCCAGTTGATAAACTCCTGAATGGTTCTATCAACGTTAGATTTTATGATATTTACAAGAGTTTCATTATCCTTATCGATATAGTAGTCAAAATCTATAGAATAGTTGACTTTGTTCGGCTCCTTGATATTCACATTGTCCGTCAAAGGACGGACATTTTCTTCATTAAGCACTGCCTTTACTTTTTCCTTAAGCTCCTGACTTACTGTACCTGTGTCAGTCCAGATATAGACATCCACATTAGTTGCCGATGGAGAATGAACTTTGACATCAATAATATTTGTACTTGCCGTCTTACTCCAGAATGTATAAGCTCCTGAACTTCCTGCTGTTGTGAAAGATTCAGGAATTTCCCTTATTCTTTCCCTATAACTTTCGTCTGCTTCTTTATTTGTTCCCGAATTAGTTTCTGTGATATTTTCCACTTTTGAATAATTCGGATAAATGTCCACCATATCTTTAATTTGCCCGACAGGTATTCCATTTCCAGCGATTCCCACTTTATTGCATGTAGCTTTTCCGTCCACTGACAAATTTCCTTTCAATATTTTGTATTCCTCGTTTGTTTCAAAATAAAGCTCATTGTAACGTATTCTTGAGCCCTTCGGGATAACTATATCAGTTGCCTGTATCGGAGATATATAAAATCTGAAAGTTGCTATTGCTGGTTGTTCTACCAACCTTTTCCCTCGGTTTCCATATATTTCACCTTTCAGGTCAAGCCTTTCATTTCTTGCATATCTCAAATAGTTCTGTTTAATGTCATCATTATATTTTTCTTCAAGCAAAGCCAACTGATAAGCAACGGTACTGAAAATTAATGTTTCTGGACTTGCTTCAGTCAAAGTTCTTCCGCTTAGCTCCTGAAACTTGTCTATCATATCTCTTTTTATTTCCCATGCATTGCTATCTATTACTTCATAATCTTCAAAATCACTCAATCTCTATCACCTCGATTCCCAGTGTAATTTCAAATTCATTTCTGTACTTGTCTTTCATTGTTATCTGTGTAGTTTTAAGTAAAGCTCGTGGCTCATACTTTCTGAATGTTTCAAGCAACTGAGACATTATTCTATTTTCAACTACATTTATATTTTTATCTATCAAGTCACTATCAAAACTAAAATCACGGTTGAGTGGCTGTTCCTCTTTGTACACTCTTAAAAGCATTCCGACATTTGTAGTAACTTCTTCAACTAAATTTTTAGGAGAATAATTTATTTCCTGATCTGATGTCACATATATCATTAAATACCTCCTAAATAGTTTCTTATTACATTAAGTAATATCTGTCTATCTGTTTCCGATTTCATAGTCTTACTGTACTCTGTCATTTCTTTTATTTTATCTGCAGTAATCAGTCCGGCTCGTAATAAATTCATGAATTCATGTACTTTATAATCCTTTTTAATCTGTTCCAGCTTTTCTAATATTTCATTCTTTTTATTTTCTATTTTCTCCAGTGCCTTATCAATTTTTTCTGTAGCCTTATCAATTTTATTCATAAACTGATCCAGCTTAGTTTTCTGTTCCTCCTGAACATTTTCTATCTCTTCAGTTGTCTGTTCCTGCTCCTTTTCCTGTGCTTTAAGAGATTCTATTATCTGGTTATATTTTTGTGGATTGTCAATATATTCCTTTAAAGTAAGGTCAAGTTCTACTACATCAAAACTTCCTTTTTTAACATTAAAATAAGAATTTTTTTCGCTCATACCAGTTATTAAAAATGGGAATGCTCCAAAGGTCTGTCCACCAAGAGTTAAATATGCATATTCTCCAAATTCCCACATAGTTTTTATGTCATTCAACTGTTCTTCCAAGGAAGTTTCAGTTATCAAAGATGATATTAAAGTAATACTTAAACTTACTTCTGACAGTTCCCTTCCCTGATGCCTAATCATACCTGGACCGTATATAGCTGTATGTTCTGATATCTTAGATTTATATTCACGGTTAATTTGATTATTCAAAGTTGTTACTTGTTTGTCTGAAACTTTAAAAACTATTCTACCAAAACTTCCTATCATTATTGAGGACCTCCTGTCTTATCTCCGCCGGCAGTAACTCCGCTATGAGTGTGAGTATTTAAATTAATATTTCCTCTTGTTACAGTTGTTCCAGATACAGTCAAGTTTCCATTTATTTCCGCATCAGCATTAATCACAACTTTTGAAACTGGATTTAACGTTAAAACTCCGTTATCATAACTGTAAAACCCACCATCAGAAAATGTTCTCTTTACCTCACTTGCACTTCCAGAACTGTTCCGCATTGGACATCCAATTACCACTCCCTGTTCCATCATTTCAGGAAAAAATAAACAGTACACAGTCTGTCCAACTGAAAGCATATAGTTATCAGAATGACTTTCTGAAAAAGGAACTAAAATGTTAAGCCAGTCACTTGTTTTATCGTCACCGGCAGAAAAAAGTACTCTTACTTTCCCTGTTTTATGGTCTATTGCACTTACTTCTCCAGCTTTTAATATTTCTAACATTGCCCAGCTCCTTTCTTTTTGTCAATTTCTACCTGCTCATTTTTCTATTTGTTGGATTATTTTTACTACTTGATTTATTACTTGCCTTAGTATTATTACTGTTCTTATTACTGTTACTTTTCTTATTCTTTTTACTAGATTTTTTAGCAGCTTTTTTTCTTTCTTTTTCTGCTTCTTTTTTCTTTTGTTCTTCTTTAGTCTGAGCTTTAGCATTCTTTTCAGCATTTTCCCTAGCTCCAATTTTCATACACTCAAGCTCACACGAATAGTCTCCAGTAATGTCATGTTTAACTTTATCAATTACATATTTTCCCTCAAATTTACCCCAGCTTTCATCTAAATCAATAATCATTCCAGCCATATATTTAGTGCTTCCGTCAACGGTCAAAGTAACCTGATATTCTTGTTTCATATTTTCTTTCAATGTTTTTTTGGCCACTTTTTTGGGGTCTGATTTTCCTTTAGTTTTTATTTTGTGTACCTTTTCTTTTTTACTTCTTTTCTCTTTCTTATCCGCTTTTTCTTTAAGTTTGTTTTTAGCTTTTTTATATCCGGAAGACTTTTTTCCATTCTGTTTTTTATATTCTGCATACGAGATATCAGGCATCTGTTTTCACCTCGTTCCGTTTTTCAAGCTCTTCCTTGGTTATTGCTTCCTTGATTAACTTTTTCCTGTCAGGATCATAATAACTTACTTCTACCTTGTCATAGATTCCTTTGTTTTTCTTCTTTAAGCTGAAACTACGAATTCTACTGTCATGGATATTGAATTTTTCAATCGGTTCACTGTCTCTTACTGCATCGTCATCAAATATTATTATTGTGTCATCAGATATTTTCATACTTAGCCCAGTTTCTTTGATAACTCGATCTATGAAAGCTAGATCAGTTTCATTCTCCTGATCAAGTCTTTCATAGTATTCATTATCAGCATGAATTTCTACATTCATTTGATGTAATACTGCTATCTGATTAACCAGTTCTTTTAAAGTTATCTTTTCCCACGCTTTAGTATTTTTCTGATCCCGTATATTTCCATCAAGCGGGATTGCTATACACTTAAGATTAAGCCTATTATTGTCAAAAGTTGGTTCATCTACATAAAATGTTCCAATGTCCAAAAAGCTTCCATCTTTCCCATTATCTTCGTATATTCCGACTATAAGCTGAGCATTTTCATCGGGGTACCACTCTTTAAGCCAACGGTAATCCATGTTCTCAAGTTCCAGTTCAAGGTCGTCTATGGCATTCTTACTGTTGTCAGTGTAGTTAAGGGAAGAAATAGAATGAGCTATATCCTCAGATATATCCACTCCATTGAATATTACAATTACCTTTATTCCTCTAGCCAACATTATTTACCTCGTTTCCAAGGCGGCAGTTTGCTTTCCTCAATTTCCTGTTCCAGTTCTTCAGCAAATTCAGGGATAATGACAGGAATATCAGCTGGAAATATTGATACATCTATTAAATTTAGATTGTTTCTTATCAGTCTATGAAAGTATTTTTCATTTCCATAGACTTTATAAGCTATCAGATCCCAAGTATCTCCGCTGACTGTCCTGTATACTTTTGTCTTCATTATCCAAACGCCACCCTTTCCTTTTTATTTTTCATTTCTGCCAGAACTCTCTTAACTTCCCTTGCTATATCATTTGCATTAGAATTACTTCCAGCATTAATTGTGATATTTATAGTGTCTCCCCCTACAACAGTTGAGCCACCACTTCCCAAATTAGAAGCTCTTTCTTTTATTCTGTTTACTCTTTCCCTTAGTGTATTTTTCGTCCTAGAAGTATTGAGTATTTCAGTACCCTTCGGTAAGTTCATCAACATTTCACTTTGTGCAATAAATGGAGACTGTCCTGGAATTTTAATCATTTCAGCTCCACGTTCAGCAACAGTAGTAAGTCCACCCTCAAAATAATTTGTTCCTGTCCATTTTTGTGGAGTTCCTTGTCCTCCACCAGTTACTTTATCCCAAGTTTCTTTTACTTTCACAGTAATAGGATTATTTGCTACTAAATTTTTTAAAGCATTCCATTTATCACCAAACCAGTTAAACAAACCATTTAAAATTCCTTTAGCACCTTCCACAAAACTACTTATTCCACTTTTAACCATGTTCCAAGCACTTTGTGCTATTTTAGGGATTTCATTCCATTTTCCAGTTACAAACGCTATATAGATCCCAAAGATCCCTTTTATTACTCCAATAGCTGCTTTTATAATCCCCTTGACCATATTGAATACGCCTTTAACTACGGCAACAATTAATTTAAAATCTGCCATCATGCTTCTTATTCTAAAAATTACAAGTTGAATTGCAGTTATTATCACAATTTTAATTATTTTTCCTACTACAGAAAGTATTGGTTTCAATGCATTCCAAACTTTTTTCATAGTTTCACCAGCAGATTTACTTTTATTTGATATCCATGTCATAGCCACGCCTAAATATTCTTTAAATAATCGCCCTAATTCTTTCACATGTGGCATTATTTGCTTTATAGCATTATTTACACCATCTCTGAACCATTTGGATTTAGTATATAAAAGCACAAATATTCCTATTATTACAGCTCCTGCTAAAATCCATGGATTTGTTAAAAATCCTCCCATTTTAGATAATGTTGGAAATACTTTAGAAAATCCTTTTACAATTCCTCCTGCAGCTTTCAATTTACTGAAGGTAGTAGTAATAGTAAGTATAAATTTTCCTATTGGAGCTCCAATTTTCAAAACTGTTCCCATTCCAAGACTGAATAATGCAAATGCTCCTATCGCTTTCATTAATCCACTAGTCAACTTTGGATTTTGTTTTATCCAAGTTGCTATATTCTCAAGTATTGGTTTAGTTGCTGTCAATAAATTTTTTATAGAAGGAGCTAATGCTAAACCTACATCAGCCAAAGAATTCATCATCTGATTTTTTGCTACCTTTAATTGTGTCCCTAATGTTTTCATACGCTCAGCATATTCTTTTTCAACCGCTCCATTTGCCATTTCAGATTTAGCTTTTGATAAATTTTCTCTTAATTTATCAGTATCATTTGCCAATGTTGCTATACTGTTTGCTGCCTGTTCGCCAAATATATCTGTCAGTAGTCCAATTTTATCTCCGGCATGGGAACTCTTTATTTTTTCAAGTACACTTAAAATAGTTCCCTCTGCATCTCTTGCCATATCATGTGCTAAAGTTTCTCCATTTATTCCTAAAAAAGATAAAGCATTAGCTTTCTTCTTAGTGTCTGCTCCTTTCCCAAGTTCCAAATATAACTGTTTTATTCCTGTTGCAGCCACATTTGCTTCTGTTCCAGTAGCAATAAGAGTTGCTCCTAATGCAATATTTGCTTCTTTTGATACATTGGCAGTTCTTGCTACAGAACCTACTCTCTGAGAGAAATCTACTAATTGTGACGCAGTAGAAGCAGTTTTATCAGACATATAATTGATAGTATCAGCAAATGAAAAAACTTCTTTTTCAGTTAGTCCAAGTTGTTCTTTTGTTTTAGCTAGAAATTGCCCTGCTTCCTGTGTAGTAATATCAAAAGCAACTTTAAGCTGGTTAGCTTTTTTAGTAAATTCAACAAGATTTTCACTTGCTACTCCAGATTGTGCCAAGGATCCAGCTATCTCAAAAACTTCTGGCTGGCTTAAAGGTGAATTGTCTGAAATTTCTCTCAATGCTCCATAATACTTCTGTGCTTCATCTCCAAGCATTTTCCTCAAATCTGCCTGTGATTCCTCAACATCCATATATATTTTCAGAGGTGCCAAAGTTAATGCTCCAGCTACAACTCCTCTTCTTAACGCTTTATCTCCATATTGTTGTGCTTTATCAAGAAAAGCTATTTTTTTATCATGACTAGCTTGTATTTTTTTTAAGTTTTCATTTATTTTTAGTTCTTTATTTACTTTAGCAAGTGTGTCTCTATAAGTTTTAAGGCTATGACCTTCTTCTTCAATTGCACTACGGGCTCTTTGGAACGTACGTTGCTGTGCCTGTTTTTGTCTGTTTAGACTTGCAACGTGAGTTTCAGCTTCTTTTACTCTTTTTGCAAATTCAGCATTTCCTTTTCCAGTACGGGCATATTCTTCTTTTAATTTTTTTAACATTTCTGCAGATTTCATATATTCACTATTTAAATGATTTAATCTTTCCCTCGCTTTGTCAAAAGTATCTAGTTTTTTAGCAGTTTTAGCAAGATCATCAGTATCTTCTTTAATTTTTCGTAATCCACCACTCAATTTTGTAAATCCAGCCATTGCACCCAATGTACTTGCTGTAATAACAAAACCTAGTTCCATCATTTTTGACATTTTTACCTCCTCTCTATTGTCTTTTTTATATTTAAGTTGTATAATATTTATATAAAACTAAAAAAGGTGATTAATATGAAAAAAATTAAAAACAGAATATATAGAGGAAACGAAGAATATAAATTTAAACTTTGGGAAAAAATACTTATTGCTATTATTACTCCTATAGCCCTTTTTCTGGGAGCTCCATTTAGCATGCTCTTCTTTATTATTTCAGCAGTTATAATGGTTAGTGCATTAGGAGTTTTCGGGTTCTTTTTATTAGTGTTATTATCTATTACAATTTATATATTTATAAAATCTTTAACGGATGACTAGATGTCATCCTTTTTTTATTCCTTACTATTTTCATACCGTATTTCAGCTTCCTGAACTAATTCCTCCGCTCTTATACTCCAGTAGCCAGTCAGTTCATACAAGCTACAAGACATTAATGTTTCATAGCTTATATTCAGACTGCTCTTAAAATCATTTTTCATATTCAAGACTTCTAAGAGATCAGTTACAATATCCTGCAACTGTATATTTTCATTTACTCTGTTCCCAAAATCTCTTCCTGATTCGTTTCTTCCACGTTCTCTGTATCTGCAGTAGTCTCTTCTGAATCCGAGACTACTATAAAATTTCTTGCAGCAGTTATTACTTTTATATAATCTTTTCCTTTTAACTCAAGCAAACTTCCATATTTTATTCCACTTGCCTTTTCAACTACTGTAAGCAACCATCCATCTTCAAGTTCTTTTACAGCTGCTCCTTTATTTCTTTTTTTAAATTCACTTTCAGCGATTAACAATTTTTTCCCTGTCAAGCTTTCAAAATCCAATTCAATTTCTCTATATTTTTTCCCATCAAGAGTATATTCCTGATTTAATTTAACTATTTCTGCCATTTTTTACCTCCTAAAACATTCCTAGATATCTTCTTAATTGATTATTATCTTCACCGTTTATTTCCGCAATATTGTTCAGTACATCTATATGTACTATTTTCTTACCTTTAAATGTTAATTTATAATATGTACAAGCTATATCAATACTCGTTTCAATTTTTGCCCCAGGTTTAGCTTTTAAACCATCTATAGTTTTAACCATTCCTTTAAATGTTGCGTCAAAATCTCCAAGTCCTGCTCCGTGGGTTACTTTATCCATGTATTGATAAGCTCCCTTTAACTCGAACATCATAGGTTGCATATTATTAAGTCCTATCATTGTATCGTCAACGGAATCCATTTTTATTTTAGCTTCCAGTTTCTTATAATGCCCCATTAATGGAACTTCCAATTCGGCACTTAATCCTAGTTGTTCAGTAGTAACTGTTGCATAATCTATCTTCGGAAGCTCTACTTCAGAAATTCCAGCTAAGCTATTGGTCCCATTAATATACAGCAAAGCATTTATAAGCCCATTTGGTATTTTTGTCTGACTCATACTCCTATCCTCCTATTCCTTTTAATTTTTCAGCAAATTTGGTTAATGCATCCACATCATACTTTTTCTTAAATGTCATTGATTTTAATCCCGGAATTATTCCTAACTTTATTATCCAAGTTATATCTCCATTGATTATATTGATTAAATTGTTATCTGGAACTGATAATTCAGCACTTGCCGATAATAAGTTTTCAGTAGACACTAATGAATTAAGTCTGATATTCATGGCTTTTGTAACAGTTTCTGCCATTTTTAAAGAAAATTTCTTATCCACCCTGTCAAAATAACTTATGACAAGCTCATTTCCAATATATTTGAACATTCTTCTTGAATATGAAAATTTGTCCTTTGGATCCGTTGCTAACGGATTTTTTGCTGTTTCAGTTCCCCAGTTTCTCCAGCCTTTGAAACTAATAGCTGTTATTACTCCGTTTTTATTCAAGAAATTAGCCTGTGTTTCTCTGTCCAGTATTATTTCTTCAAAATTTCTCTGAGAATTTTTGTATAGTAGAGAATCCATTTTATACTTGTAATTTGATGGAGACTGTGAAGGTATTCCGTCATTTTCTTTGTCAACAGACATTGATAACGCAGCATAATGCAAAGACTGATAATATCTTTTCCCGGCTAGTCCAATCATTCCATATAAAATTAACTGATCTTTATCTAGTATATTTTTACTGTCCTTCCATTCAGGAATTTCATCATATCTTTTGTCAAACGGGGCATTTATCAATGTGATAGATTCGAACATTCCGCCGTTAATATTAGTTGCTTTTGTAGCCATAACTGCAGCAACATCCGATTCATGCGAAAAATCAGGAACATCTATAAATGCTGGAAGTTCTGAAAATTTCAGGAATATATCATTAATCAGTTCAAGTCCTGTCCTTTTCATTGTATTAGTGTTGTATCCACCTATTGCCTCTGTTTTAGTGACTGCCGACAGATCCGCTTCTTCATACTCAATATCTATCTTTGTCCCAGTCGAAGGCTTAGCATATATTTCAAGTCCTTCTTCCGTCCAAATAGTCAAAGCATCTGCTATAGGCTGCGATGTAGTATTATCTTTAACTACAAGAGTATCAGTCATTATCTTGTGATTTTTAACTAATACTTTTCCGCCTTTCACTTCCAGTCCCTGTTCAGTTTTCTTGGATGTTTTATGCTTTGCTGGATCAAATATGTTTACAACATAAAGCGGTGCAACGGCATATAATTCAAAGAATACTTTAATTGCCTGAGAAATTGAAAAATCTAAGTCATAAGTATCTCCAAAATACTCAACAGCTTCCCTGTAGTTAGCAAGTCTTACAAGTTCATTTATTTTCCTTTTTTCCTTCTTCACCTTATGAACTGGAGCAGTTCCAACTATGAAATGTCCATAATCAAGCACTACAGGTAAATTTATATCAGATGCAACTTCTGTCTGATATGTTCCATGCTTATAAGCCATTATTCACTCCCTCCTTTTATTTCTTCTTTTAATTCCTGTGATATTTTTTCAAGGAATAATTCATTTTTTTCATATCCTGCTAATTCTTCAACATTTATCAACAATTTCTCCAGCAACGGATATTTTTTCTTTAGTTCTTCTATTTTTTCTCCGTAATATACGTTACCTTTGACAAAACCGAATTCAGGTAAATCTATATTTTTTCCGAGATAAATATATTTAATTTCTTCGTTCATTCCGTCCTCCTTAATCTATAATTCTTTTAAATGGGTCTATGTTTGATGTTATTGGCTCCGCATAAACAGAAAAAGTTATTCTTGAATAAAAATATGGCTCTGAAGCATCACTGTGAAAAGTCACTTTAAACTCTTTTGTCTGATCAACAGCAAAACTTCCATCTTTAGTACTCTCTTCAAGTATTTTTTCTCTGATGTAGTCTCCAACAACTAGATTATTTACATAATTCTCTTCCTTTTCTTCCTTACTTCCTATCCATATTTCAAAATCTGCAAAGCTGTTATAGTCATTGAAATTTTCTCTTTCCTGAGAAAATTCAACTGCTCTTAAAATTATGAAAGGAAAGTAGTCATTTGTTTTTTTTCCGTTTTCCCGGTCTTCAAAATTATTGGAAGGAAGAAAGCCACGATATACTTTAAAGCCTTTATCTTTCATAGTTTCTTCTTCCATAATTTCTTTCAGGAAATCATATAAATGTTTTTCTGTATGCTGTATCATTTAATCAATCTCCCCATTTCATGCTCAAATCTCATATTGAATTTCTCTTCTGCAAATCCTTGCAAATAGTCCAGTATGCTCATTTCTCCTAACATCTGTGGAGCTGAAGGCCCCATTTTACGTTCAATAGGTAATCTTTTTTTCCCTTTTCTCTCGAAAGCTCCTAATCGTCCGTCATTATAGGCTATAAAAGCATTTGGTAAGATTTTCATTCCACCTTTTTTAACAGATACACTTACCATTTTTTTCTTTTTCAATCTTGTTTTAGGACTTAATTTAAAATGGTCTAATCCAATTACCTTTCCACTTGAATATATCTTTCCAGTTAAATTTCCAGAACTTGCCTTGTATTCAGTAATGCTTTCAGCTAATTTTCCTCTTGCTATTGTATACATGGAAGTAGACCTTCTTAACTGTTCCGTCTCAGTCATAGCCAAGCTTCGATTAATCGCCCTTGAAATTGCTCCAGGTAATTGGTTAGGTACTGTTTCAAGAACATTTTCTATCTGTCGGAGATTACTTTCATCAAGTTTTATATCCAACATCTAAATTTCCTCATTTCTGACAAGATCTATTTCATACATCCCCATATCATGTTTACTTGCCACAACCTCATATTTAACTCCGTCCAGTTTTAATGTCTCACCGATATGAGGTTGCAGTTTCAGATACGGATTTCCAATAAATAAAGTAAATCCGTTCTGATATACTCCATCTTCCTGTGTTATGAGCCCATTTTTTTGCTTATTTTGAAATTTTTCTTCGTCAATGACACATATTACCTTTCTGCCATTCAGAATGTGTTCTGTGCCAAATTCTGAGGCATTTAGAAATATATTCTGAATATCATTATCAACTACTTCTTTAAATCCCATAACATCACCTACTATTTTTTATTTCTTTTATTAGTTTTTGTTGGCTCTTCGACATTTTCTGTTGTTTCTTCATCAGTTTCAGAAGATACTACTTCTTCTGTTTTGTCTGTTTTATCTTCTTCTCCAGTAGTGTCTTCATTATCTTCATTATTTTCAGTCACTTCGACATTGCTAGTTTCTGTATCAGTTATTTCAGCTATCAGCTCTCTTTCAAGACAGTTTTCAGCAACAGATTTTTCTATAATATCTACTTCCTGTCCTTCAGCATATGCTATCCCACCGTAAACAAGCGATTTTAATACTTTATATGTCATATCTATTCACCTACTTCACTTTCAATACTCTTAAAGATTTTGTATTTACAGGAACTAAAACTGGCTTAGAAATTGTTCTGATACTTATACTGTCATTTTCTTCATTTTCAAATTTTCTAGGTATCAGTTCTCCTCTTATAAGTCCATCCTTTATTGTGCTTTCAGCAGCAAATTTAACAATATTTCCTTTTGGAGCAAGTAATGCTGTATAATCAGGTATCAATTTTTTGGTTTTAATAACTCCATTATCCTTATAATCGTAAAATTCCTGATATTCATAAATATCAAGCCCTAAGTTTGTTAAAGTTCCTATATAAATTACTCCGTTCACACCCTCAGTTTCTGGCTTGACTTGTCCTACATAATAATTTCGTAGATTCATCTTTTCTATTACTTTAGCATTGTTCTGAAATAAATCTGATGCCTTAGGGTCTAATATGATTGCATTTGGTCTTGTTCCTCCCATTTCTGTTATACTTCTTAGTGCACCTTTTATATCTTCAATTGGATCTGAGTTAGGTTGATCCCATGTCGTGGCAACATTAGTATGATGTTCAGTAGGAGAATTGTCATAAAATTCTACCTTATCTGTTATTCCCTCACCTTCAACTGTCAATGTTAAGTTATATAGAACATCTACTGCCATTGATTCCCATCTTCTTTTTATCTGCTCAGTCTGTTCTGTCAAAGTTTCTAATACCAGCTTTCTTTTTTTATCTTCCGGACTTAACGGATTAAATGGATTTTCTCCTGCAAATCTTTCAAAAGCAAACTGATCGGCTGTAAAAGTTTTCTTTGGTGCAATTTTATGTGGTTTATAAACTTTTCCTGTAAATCTTTCCTTTGGCATTTCCTGCCCATTTACATATCTATTTACAAATGGAGCCATATATCTATGACCGTTTTTAAATTCAATCTGTATTTCTTCCTTATCAGTTGCTTCTCTATCTCCAAAAAAAGTATCATATAAGAACGTTTTTGGTTTTGGCATATTTTCCACTACCAAAAATAACGCTCTTAAAGTTAAATCTAATATCATTACGCTTTACCTCCTAAATTTCTTAAATATATGTTTCTGTCTGCACAAAGCTCAATTACCTTATCTTTTGTAGCACTTCCAAAGTTGACTTTATCAATGTTAAATTCTCCTTCTGTGTAGACTACTGTTTTCGTAGCTCCTTTAGTTGCATCTGCATCCTGCACTACTACTCCAAATACTTTTCCTGTGTCTGTTATTATTGCTCCTGTCTTGTCTACAATATCTCCTCTTTTAACTTTCCCGGTAGACAATTTCAGTTCAACTGTTATAAGTTCTTTATTACCTACTATTAAATGATCTCCTTCTAAAACGTAATCCATTTTCATTACTTTATCCCTCCTTTATTAGCAAATGCTAATATTTTGTCAGCTTCTTCCTTATCTTTTTCAGCCTGAGTTTTTTCCACTCCATTATTTGGCATCGTTCCAAGCGGTGGATTCTGATTTCTATAGTCTTCATCCTTTGAAGTTGGCTCTGGAATATTTCCTGCCGGCTCTGACATTTTATTTTTCATTTCATTAGCAAGAGCCAATGCAATTTCGTTTAAATTTTTAGGTTCCTTAAATTTAGCTTTGGTTATAATCTCACTGTTCACTCCAAAGTTTTCCAACTCCTCAATCCTATTTCTTTCTTCCGTTTTTCCTATTTTCTTCGCTTTATTTACAATTTCATCGTAAAGGTCAGGATATTTTTCCATAAATTCTTTTTCGTTCACTATAACTTCCTCCTCATTTTTATTATTTACATTACTGTTGTTACTTATTTTAAAATTTTTAAACTTGGTCATATTAAATACCAGTCCGTGTGATAAGATTTTATTTCCGATAATTTCCATATCAGTATTTTCTATTATTTCATCAACAAAACCATATTCTTTAGCTTCGTTAGCACTGAACCAGCTTTCTTTATCCATCAGTTCAGATAATTTTTCTTTGTTCATTCCTGTTTTATCAATATATGTTTCAATTATGCTGTTTTTTACTTTAGATAATGTTTCTGCCATTTTTTCAAAATCTTTTTCCTCTCCCATGGCTATTGTCCACGGATTATGAATCATAAAATGTGCATTTTTTGGCATTCTCACTACATCACAGGCACTGGTTATAATCGTTGCAGCACTTGCTGCAATACCATCAATATTAGCTGTCACTTTAGCCTTATGTCTTTTTAGTGCATTTGATATTGCTATTGCAGCAGTTGTCCCCCCTCCATTTGAACTTATATTCAGAGTTATATTTTCAACATCTAAATTTTCAAGATCCTGAACAAGCCTTTTTGAAGAAATGTCTTCCCAGAAACTGTCCCCTATATCTCCGTATAATGTCAGTTCTGCATTTTTCCCACTGTCATCAGTCTTCAGATTCATTATCTTTAACTTCGATTGTTCCGCCATTCAGTTTCACTCCCTTCTTTTCTAAAATTTTATTTTCCCGGTCAATAATTCTAATATTCTGTTCAAAATCTCCACCGTTAAGTTCTGCAACTTCTTTTGTACGTGTTGATAGTCCGTTATTTATCTTTATTACTGCAGCATTAGCCTCTTTCAGCGGATCTATCTGACCTTGTGAAGGTCCATTCCAAATTGCATTACTGTAAGCTTTTCTTATCAGAATATCCTCATTAAATTTTGAGATATCAATTCTTTTTAAAAAAATTGATTCCCTCAGCCATTCTTCATAGACTATCTGACAGAAATTCCTTGCTATCCATTCCCTTCTTTTCCTGAAATTTTTCCATGCTTCCAGTAAAGCTGCCCTGCTTGAAGAATAATTATTTGTAAAATGCATTACCAAAAGTTCATAAGGAACTCCTAAACTACTTCCTATCTGACGGATTATTGCAGTCATAAAAGGATCAAACTGTGCATTTGGTCTTGCTGGATTTATACTGTTTGCTTTTTCTCCTGGACTAAGTTCCATTACTGCCCCTGAAGTAAGCTCAATATTATTTCCGTTCTTTTCAACCTTTTCACTTTCATCAATATTTCCAAATTCTCCAAGAGTTGCCTGTTCCACTCCTGTTGTTTCAATAAAAATAGTGAACATACTGCTAATAACTGCACTCATTAATTCAGCATTAGTATATCTATCCAACTGTTTCAAACTTTCCATCACAGGAGACAGAATCGGAACACCTCTTACCTGATTTGGTCTTTCAAGTAAAGCCAGATGTATCATATTTAACTGTCCATCTTTTCCATAAACTGGAATATATTTATAGTCATTCCCTGACTCATCGTCATTTGGATGCTTATCAAGAACATAATATCCTGCAATTCTTCCGTTATTATCAATCTGAACACCGCTTACTACTGTCTTGTCACTATTTTTTTCGTTTGGAGTAACTATTCTATCAGGCTCTATGATTTCCAGTTTTAAATTGTAAGGATTACCAGGAGTTTCAAAATAATTCAGATAGATAAAGCATTCTCCATTTAACATTGTTGTTAAAAATACTAACTCCTGTACCTGATAAAAATCCATAAGTCCCGTTTTTTCTATCTTGTCATTTGCCCATAAGGCAAATTCCTTTTCTATTCTGTTTTCCAGTGCCTCAATCTCAGTTTCATCTGTTTCCAGAATGTCCACATCAATTGCAGATTTTAATTTCAGTCCTGCTCCGACTATATTAGTCTGCATAGTCTGAAGAGCTCCCCTTGCTAAAGGTGCCCCCATATATAAATCTCTTGATCTTTCAACCAGTTTATCCTTGTATTCATATATATCTGTCTTCGGTCCGCCTAAACTGGTAAGCCAACCTTTAAAAGCTTTTTTCCTGCTGCTTGCCCCGTGTTCTCCATAACCTCTGTTTAATATTTTGTTTCTTTTAAGAACTTGCCTTGCAGCTTCCCTTTTTACAGCATGAACAGGAGCAATTAACTCAATACCTTTATCAACTAAATTCATTTATTTCTCCTTCTTTACAGATCACGTGGAATGATTCCTCTTATTTTTCTTCTTTTTCCGCCATTTTCCAGATCCTTTAATCTCTGTTCCCATTCCGTTCTTGCTTTTCTTATTTCACTCAGATTTTCCCTTTCCAGTTCTCTTGTCCCTATCCTGTATTTTTTACCAGTTATCACTGCCTTTTCTGCTTCAATATAGAGACTTATCATTGTTTTACATTCATCTATAGTTATCATTTTAAATTCCTTTCGATAATATTCTTCTGCCTTGTTGTATTTTTGGTTTTTCGGTTACATCTATTAAATACTTTTTGTTCAAGTTAGGATTAGCTATTTTTAAAGCAGCGTATGCGTAGTTTCTAATATCAAGAGGTTCATTTCTTTTTGTTCCCGTCACTACCCACTTAGTTTTTCTTACTCCTTTTTCAAAAGTTGTAATCTTAACTTCTGCAGTTAAACCTTTAAAATATGTCTCGTCATATCCTCTTTCAACATTATCCGGAAAATGCATGTATCTCGGTCCAGGTAAATCAATTTTAAGTCTGGCCATAATAGTTTCTTTTCCAGTATCAGTATTTAGAACAAACAAAGAAATCTGTCCTTTATTTGTTTTTGTTGGTCTAGTAATAAAAGGTTTTCCTTCAACACTTCCACCTTTTACCCCAAATATTCTTTTAATTTCACGAGGCTTTACAAACCCATAAGTTGACATCGTATGATTTCCACCTGTATCAATACAGGTGCATATTATTTTTATTTTCTGTCCGTTAGCATATGAAAATTCAGTGTCCAAAAATCTTTCGAGCTGATTCCACACATGAGTTTCAGCAGGATTTCCTATAAATACTTTATAGTAGATTCCCCAGCTTTCTTCATCTGCTCCCCAACCTACAACTTCACATTCCAGTCTGTCGTCCTGTACATCCACTCCCGCAGTTAAAGCATTAACTTTTTCAGGAATTTCACATCCGTAATGTTCTTTTTTCTGTTCAATTTTTTCAAAAGCTATCTTATCCCTTTTTTCCTCAAAAGTTTCCCCCAGTGCAGTATTAGTAAAAACTTTCATTAACTGTACATCGCCTTTTGAATCCTTAAATTTTTTGATAATGCTTTTCCATGTTGAAAATGGACTGTATAGTTCAGATATATGAAATCCTCTTACTGCTTTTTGGTCTATTTCTTTATTTCCTGATATCCATTCGCCATGAATCATGTTCTTTTTCCACTCGTACTCACTTGAAACTTCAAGACAATCCTGACATTTATGTCCAACACTTTCAAAAACCATATTTTTCCATTCCAACCTCTGCAAAGTTCCACATTTTGGGCATGGAATATAAAATTCTTCCTGTGTACTGTTTTCATATTCTAATTCTATTCTTGACTCTCCTCTTATAGTAGGAGTACTAGTTAAAACAATTTTTTTATTTGGCCATGTTTTTGTTCTTTCTATTGCCAGATTCAACGGATCTCCTTCTTTTTTAACATCATATGGAAATCTGTCTATTTCATCAGCTAATAAAATTCTGATAGGTCTACTCGCAAGTTCTGCGGCTGAGTTACTTCCAGTTAAAACAATATACCCTCCTGCAAATTCTTTTTGTCTTTTAGTATCTCTGGCATTATCATTTTCAATAATTTTACTCTTTAATTGCGGTGTTGATTGAATCATATCGTTAAGTCTTGTAGTTGAAAAATCCTGTGCCATATCTTTAGTTGGCATTAAAAACATTATTGGAGAAGGTTCATAATCTGCATAATATCCAAAAGTATTCATGAGAATTTCAGTTTTAGACAACTGAGCTCCATACATCATTATAACTTTTTCTGTTTTTCTATCAGATATAGCTCTCATAACTTCTCGTTGAAAAGGCACTCTATCTGTTCGCCATTTTCCAGGTTCAGCTGAACTTTTTGAACTTAGTATTCTATACATATCCGCCCATGTATCTATTGTAAGTTTGGGAGGAGGTTTTAAAACTGAAAATATTTTTTTAAACAGATTATTTGCTCTTTTTAAGTCTACCACGTTTTTGCTTTTCAACTTTTTCCACACTCTCTTCTTCTTCATTATCTTCAATAAAATTTTTATTCTTGAACAGTTCTGGACTGTATTCGCTAAGTTCTTCTAATGTTTCAAGTATTGAATCTTGAATGACTTCCTGTATTTCTCCTAAATTGTCCAAAGCTATTAATTGAGGTGCTAATCTATTTGATAATGATAATAGTCTTCCTTTTAAATTCATAAGACTTTCTGTCATTACTTTTTCAATTATCATTGCTGGATGTAACTGATTTTTCAGTTCTGAAATTTTTAATGCTTTCAGTTCAGTATCCTTTTTTATTTTCTTTATTTCTTCCTTTATTTTTTCATCTTTAAGATTTACATCAGCATCATTTTTTAGTTCAAGATACTCGATATAGCCTTGAACACTTTCTAAAAATAAATACTTTCCATTTTCCGTTTTTTTTACCACACCTTCATTAGCTAAATTACGAAGATGTCTATCTGTTACACCCAGTAATTTTGCTAGCTCCGTTACTCTTATTATCTGATTCTCTTTTACCAGCATAGACACCTCCTATTCGGAACGGAACTGAAATTTAAAAAAATTCACATCCAGAAGTTTTCCGGGACTCGCCAGACCCTCGGGCTTTAAAAATCTTCTCAAAGTACCTTTTTAAAAATTAATTTTATCTTAATTTTTTCTTTTTTGCATACTCTAAAATATCATCAGTTTCAGTCTTATTTATTTGTCCCAAAATCCATTGCAATGAATTAAGTTCTCCTCTCAATTCATACCATTCTTCCTCGCCGATACAATACTCTTCCCTTTCATCTTTTAGTATTCTTTTAATTATTTTTATTCTTCTTATGATTTCTTTTCGTTTTTTCATATTCAATACCTCTTTCATTACATTTTTTTCTTACTAGCCCTATAAGCCTTCTTACATCTTTCCAGTCTTAGCTCTGCAATCATAAGTTTTAAATTATCACTGCGTTCATTAATACTCTTTTCTATTGCTTCTATCTCTTTTGATAGCTTCTCAAGATTATTAAACTTTCTTTGTTCATTATCCAAATTCATGTTAAATATATCCTTACCTACTGATTTAAGTAAAGCTACTAGAATGTTCAACAGTATCACAAAGAACACAACAAAGAAAAAGGCCCATATGAAAGCTGATATTATTAAATCTGTTACAGTCATATCAATCACCTACATTTTTTAACCTAATATTATTAATTTAAGATTAAAATAAAAAATAAATAAAAAGAGCCGATACTTCGACTCGTTACTTTGGTTGCATTAAGCATACTCGTTTTTCACAAATCTTATATCGGCTCACTATACAGTTTTTGCTCTAATATTTAATTTTATTATCTTATTTTACCTTTAATCTGATAAGAAGTTCCTCTTATTTTATTTTTCCGAACATGTGCTGTTATATCTAAACTTTCATATCTATTAGTATATCCTTCAATATCCATTATTAATTTTTGGATATCTTCTCTTTTTTTTACCAGCTCAAGTATTTCCTTCAATTGCACTTTTACCTCCTAGTTTATACCATATTTAGAATTAATTTTCAAGTATTTTTTTTAATTACTTTAAATCAATAATTGGAGTCCCATTTCCTTGATATTGTGGAAGTTTCCCATCCCATTTTTCAATATACATTTTTCTAAGTACATTATCCGTTAAACTTTCTGTCAACACACTATTAGCCTTTGCTTCTAACTCCTTTACTCTCAGATTGTTTTCAGCATTTTTAAGATTCTGCTGATTTTTAACTTCTTGTGCTTGTGCATTTTGTTCTGCTACTTTTTTTGCTTCAATTGCTTTTTCAAATTCATCTGAAAAATCATGATTAACTATTGAAACTTTTATTACTTCAATTCCAAAAGGCATTAGATCTTCTCGCAGATTTTTGTAAATATCTTGTCCTAATTGCTGCCTTTTTGCTACCAGTTCTTCTATTGTATAATTACTTGTTGTTGCTTGAATCACTTCGGCCATTCTAGGATTAACTAATCTATTTCCGTACTCATCTTTAAATCTTTTAAATACTTCCATAGCATTTATCACTCTATATTGAACCGACACTTCTGTTTCCACTGTCTGTATATCCTCTGAAGAAACCATATATTTCCCAGTAAGTATTCTGTCCCTTGTTTCAATTTTTGTTACTGATTCTATAAAAGGAAGTTTAAAATTCATTCCTTCTTTAGCAACTCTTGATACTTTTCCAAATTTTGTGATTATTCCAATCTCTCCAGTTTTGACTGTATATGTACTAGCTATTAAAATTATTAATAATCCTAATCCTGTTATTCCAAGCCCTATTAACTTTGCAATTGATTTTAATGTTAAACTCCCATATTCATTTTTTTCTAAAAATTTCATTTATATCATCTCCTATTTTTTATTTATATAATTTTTATAATATCTGTATTTTCTTCTCTGTTTTCTAAGCTCAACTTTCTTTTTGTTATATTTCTGAAACCACTGCTTTGTAATTTCCGTCAAATCTATTGTTATCTCTTTTTCATTACTTTTCTTTTTTCTGAAAGAATAAATAATATCGTATACAGATCCTGCTATATACCAGATTACAAATATAACGAAAAATATCATTATAATTATTTTCATATTTCACCTCCCAAAAATTATTTCAAATCCAGCAAAAAGAAAGGAGGCCCTTTCTTCTTACTTTTTTTTCGTTTCTATGCACTCTTTTTATCTGTGTCATCTTCAACAGATACTGCAACTTCAAATATTCTGTCTCTAACCTTTTTAAATTTAGTTATAAGAGTTCTTATATACATTCTATTATTTTTATCTATTTTAATCTTATCAGAATCTATACACTCTCTTATAACTTCGTAGCAGGCTATTATCCTGAATGCTAATTCAAATGCTTCAGTAATTTCCTTGTATGGATTTTTTATATATTTCCCAAACTTTACTATTAAATCCTTGTAATGTAGAGCCTGTGTCAGTTCAAAAACTTTTACCACTTTCTCCGTTTTTAAAGGCTCTTTGTCTTCTATTCTGAATAATCTTTCTAAAGCACCATCAGTCCTATTGATTATTTCAGTCCATTCAGGAAACCCATAACTCAATAATTTGTGAATTTATCAAACTCTTCTAGTTCTGTTTAAAAAATTTTTGCATTAAAGATTCATACAAATTTTCCATTTCTTTTAATGACTTTTCGGCTTCAAACTTTAATTTTCTGGCCATATTATTTCCTCCATTCTTAAAATAATTTAACTATTTATCATTTATCATCTTACTTGCACCTCATTAAATAAGTCGTTTCCAATCCGTTTTTTTGCCATCTCAATAAATCTTTCATTCAATTCAATTCCTATACCATTTCTATTTAATCTCTTTGCAACTTTTAAAGTTGTTCCGCTCCCTAAAAACGGATCCAATATAATTCCATCTTCAGGACAACCTGCTAATATGCAACGTTTTACCAGCTCTTCTGGAAACGTTGAAAAATGAGATTCTTTTATTCCAATAGTTCCAATATTCCATACTGTTCGCATATTTCTTCCCTTTTCACTTACAACCGCAAGCCAGTCTTTTTTTACCTCTCTCATTCTGCTTCTAGATTTATATTTTAAATGTTCTTGTTCTAGATATTTATGACTATCAGGTATTATTCCGTTTTTAAATGCTTTAAGAGTCCGTTCTGCATATGGTTCATACTGCTTTTCAAAGTAGTATTTTTCATTTTTCACGAAGAAAAATACCTCTTCATAATCATTCGTAAATCTGTCTTTTACAGATTCAGGAAGTATGTTTGATTTATGCCAGATTATTTTATTTCTTAATATCCAGCCTCTTCTTATCATCTCAAGCATAAACATTGCAGGAATTCCTACCAATGATTTTTTTCTTGCAATGCATTTTTCTCTTTTTAACATTTTATCTGGTTTATCACCTTTATAAAAACCTTTTCTTCCAGTTGTACTTATCAAATTACTATTGCTGTAATTGTCTCCTAAGTTTACAAATAACGTTCCTGTATCTTTTAATATTTTCCAGCAACTGTCAAAAAAATTACATAAAGTATTTATAAATTCTTCGGGAGTTTCTTCGAGGCCTAGCTGTTTTTCATTTTCATAATCTCTTAATCGCCAATAAGGCGGAGATGTCACTATGCAATCTACGTTCTTATCTTTTATCAATTTTATTTTTTCAAGTGCATCTCCATGTAATATCTCAATCATTTTTTTCCTCACTTTTTAATAATTCTTCATTTTCATAGATGTTTCCAATAACTTCAAAGTAATTGTTAGCTGCTATTTTGTAAAGTGGGATTTCATTTTCGTATCTATCTTTTATCCCAAAACTTGCTTCAGTTTCAAGGAATTTCACAGGACTTACATGTTTTAATCTTCCATCGTAAGGAAAATTATATTTCAAGATATCTCCTTCATAAATTTCTTTTCCATTCCTGTCTTTTAATCCTGTGAATTGCAATACCTCAGTATCCATTTGAGGTAATATACAGGTTTCACCATAACAATATTCGATAGAATATAAATATCCATTATTATTTATTACAAAATCTAAATCTGGATTATCAGTTTCAATAAATTTTTTACCAATTTTACTCCATAGCCTAAACTTTATATCCCTATTCATTTTTTCCTCCTATATGTCAAAGCCCATTTTTTTTAACACTTCCTCAAAACTTTACTTTTTTCAGACCCTTTTAGTTTACATCTTATAATATCTTCTTTTCTTCTTTTGTATATCCTTTTTTTCTTTTCTATTTTCCTAATTCTACTTTGTACACTCAAATTTATCCCATCACTTTCTTATATGCATTTCTTGCACTCTCTTCATCTGAATCAATATAAATTTGTGTTGTCTCTATTTTTTTATGCCCCATCAGCCTTTGAACGTCCTCTATTGCCATACCACGTTTTGATGCCCTTGTTGCAAATGTTCTTCTGAACCTATGTGGATGTATCTTTTCTATTCCTAAACTTCTTCCAATATCTCTTATTAAAATTTCTGCTCCAGAAATTTCTAAAGGCTTATACGGATGCATCGTGCTCAGAAATAGTTTGTCCCCACTTTTCTCTGTTATCTGTCTTATTTCTAAGTATTCCCTTAGTGCTAGTTCAGTGGAAGCATCAAAATAAATTATTCTTTCCTTGTTCCCTTTTTCCACTGTTATAGCTGTTCTATTTTCAAGATCTATATCACTTGTTTTTAAATTAACAAGTCCACCTATTCTTATTCCACTTGAAAGCAACAATTCAAATATTGCCCTATTTCTTTTTGCTCCAATTTTCCCATGTTTATTTTTAATATTTTTTAAATTCATTATTGCGTTTCTCATCATTTCAATATCAATGTCATCTATTGCTTTTTTTCTTTTAACCGGTTCTTTGACTTTTTTCACTTTCTTTGAAGGATTTTTCAGTAAAATTTCCTGTTCCTGCATCCAGGAATAAAAGCTGCTTATGTTCCTTCTGATGTTATTAACTGTAACTGGAGTAACTTTGTCCTCAAATTGTTTTTTGGCCAAATATATTTTTATATCATTGTCCGTCATTTCAACAAAGCTTTTATTTACAGCTTTTGCAAAATTAATCAATGTAGTCTTATAGTATTCCAATGTCCTATCTGATAAATTTTCTGATTTTTTTGTCATTAAAAACATTCTCAGTAAATTTTCATCATTGTTCCTGTCTATTTTTACAAGAGCATTTTCCCTTTTCTTTAAAACTTCAAGAAGCTTATATTCTATAAATCTTACATCTTCATTACTAAACTTCTTAAAAAGCATCTCTTTAAATTCAAATATTTCATTATCTGTCATTATCAATCTCCTTTTAGAAAAATTTCATCTGTTCAATTTTATTTCCTGATTTCATTTTTTCTGCTGAAAAAGTATTACATTTTTCAATTTTCTCTAAAACTGCAGGAGTTATATGTTTTTCTATTATTTCACCGTTTAGACCATTCCCTCTAGTAACTGAAGCCCTGAGTCCATTCAGAGACATCTGCACATAACACATATTTACACAAAGGGGATCTATATCATTGCATTCAAAAAATAATATTTTCTGCGGATTCAGGCCCATATCTGCGACTGATTTTGCAAATCCTAGAACCATACTCCCTCCCCCTGCACATGGTTCAGAAATTTTAATAATCCCTTCCGTACATACTTTTTTTATAACTTCACTCTTACTGAGACTTATTTTTGCACACATATCTGAAATATGTTGTGCTGTGAAAAATTGTCCCATTTTCCCAGTAGAGATTCTCATAATCATATAAAGTTCTCCAAGTATATCTTTAAAAGGTTCTTCTTCAATCGTCGCAACAAGCAATGCAAAACATTCCATATATTCGTTTAAAGTCTCTTCATCATATTGCCTAATAAGATGCATATATCTTGTTTCCATTTCTTTATTTCCACAATTTGCACTTATTGCAGCAGAACTCAATGCACAAAAATCACTAAACGATCTGTAGATTCCTTGCGTCAACGAAATTTTTTCAAGTTTTTTTACAAGCATTTCTTTCGCTGTCATTTTAAAACCTCTTTCTGAATATTATTTCTCACTTTGTCTAAGTTTTCACTTCCATAAATTCTATAAATATAACCTCTTATAGCTTTTGTTGATTTTCCAATTTCTCTTGAAATCTGTTCATAAGTCCTGTTTTTTAAAATCGACTGATGTATGTTTTCTTTTTCCTCGCTTGTATATTTAATGTGATTATCTGCCTTGACTGGTCTTGCTTTTATCTCAAGATCTAACAATCTTCTTTGAATTGCTCCAGAACTTCTCTGCAAAATTTCACTCAATTCTATGTAAGTATATTTATGCATTTCAATAAGTCTTTTAAGCTTTTTATCTTCTTGTTTTGTCCATGGAGTTTTTCTAAGCATTCTTCTTTCTTCACACTGATTTTTCCTTATTTCCAAAAGCCATTCAGGTTCTTTCCCTAAAATATTTTTTTTCACTCTGATCCAGTTAATAAAATGTCTGTTTTTTTCAGCCCATCTCCAAAAATCTTCAATATATACAATTCGCCAGATATTTTTATTTACTTTTTTAAATTTTACTGGAAATTTTCTTTTTTTAATCCAACTTATTTGTTTATAGCTGTATGATTTTATTCCAAGCTCTTTTAATAACAAATTAAATGTCCAATATTCATCAGCCCAGAGAAATCTGCCAAGTTTCATTTTTCTTGCTTTACACATTATAGATGCTTGACTTCTGTTTAATTTCTTTTTTAAGCCAGACATTGAAATTTTTCCCCATTTTTCTTCCAAATAAGTCATTTCTTCTTTTGTCCAGTGTCTCATTCTTTTCCTTTCCATCGTTTTGCTAACACCAGAAAAACAATTGAAATTTTATTTTTTCTCCTTAAAGGCTCTAAAATGTCCAGGATAAACTTTCTTTAGTTCCTTTACCTCTTCAGCAGTTTTTATTTCAAATGGCTCAACGTAGATTTCTTTAAGCTTTGCCATTAGTTTTTTTCTTCCTCCGCCTACACCATGATCCACTCCCAAATGCCATTCCAGAGAAAGCGGAAGATAAGAGTTTCCAATTCCTTCATCAAAACGGTATCCCCCTAAGGCTCCCGCAGATCTTGATATATGCGCCAACTGGGCATTTGGCTTTCCAGTTATTACACATATCTTTCTTTTTAACATCCAATAGACCCATTTCCGGTTATTCTGTTTTTTATAAAGTTCATGAATTTGATTCCACATTGGAATTTCTTTATCCATGAAATAATCAAACAAGAAATTAGTAAACTCTACAGCTTCCTGATTTGTTACCAGCTTTAAAGCAAGGCTGAAAGTTCCTTCCAGCTTTATCAATAAGAGCTGCATTTCCTCAATCACAAACTTCATCAAAGAATCCAGGATTATTTTTGATTTATTCTTATTTGTGTATTTCTTTTCAAGAACTTCAATTATCTTTTTTTCCAATTTTTCATTCAAATTTCTGAAAGGTTCATAATTTTCTAAGCTCTTTCCGCTTGATCTTATATATAGTTTTTTTAATTTTTCCTTTGCCTGAAATCTGAAATAATCTGAAATTCTTGGTTTCTCCTTACTGGATAAATTATTTATATCTTTATTTGCTAAATGATATGCAAAACAATCAATGAACCAGTATATAAGTTCTTGATTATCTCTACTCATCATTTTTACAGACATCAGTAAGGCCCCCTTATATTCCTAAAAGCTTTTTCCAAAATGGTTTTTTCTTTTCTTTATATTTCTCCATTTCTTTTGCCTTTTCAAACCATACAAAATTTCTTTCAGCCATCAGAAAATCATTTTTTCTTTGCAGAAAGTCAATCACTCCTTCAAGAACTTCAATAATTTCTTTTTTTTGCTTTCTATCAACCAGTTTTATCTCACTGTTTAATAATTCATTTACTCCCTTGATATTTATGAGATTATACTGATTTCCATTTACTCCATCCAACGGAAATTTTAGTATATTTTCTTTGCTGACTTTTTTATTGACTGTATTTTTACCATTTTTATATCCAAACAGATCTGTCACATCTTTAGCTAGCAAGTAGACTTCATAATTGTGTATTTTACCTCTTATTATTTTTCCTTTGTGCTCAACTTTTTCTAAAAATTCTAAGCCCACTCTTTTTCCTCCATAATTTCAATTTTTGATAATATTTCCAGTACCTTTTCCAGTTCCGGATTTCTAAAACCATAACTCAGATAATCAACTGGATTTCGGTAATGATGTTTGTTTGCTTCTATGTGTTCTTTGCAGGCCCTTTCAGTTAAGAAAGCATTCACATATACATGCTCATAATCTCCGCCATAGCACTTTAAATCTAATGAATCATTGTCCAGTTTTTCTAATTTCAATGAAGTGATTTCCTCTATTTCTTTTGAAGATTCTCCATCATAACTTAAAATCAGGTCATTTTTTAATTCTTCTACTCCTTCCTGATCATTTGTATACACCCCAAAATCTTCTCCGTCTATAACAGCTGCAAAATAGTTCCCATATCCATCACATGATGCAACAAATCTATCATGCTGTATCTGATAAAATCTTGGATTTGCAGTTATTCTATTATCCTGTGTATTAAGTTCATGTTTCAGTTCTTTCAGAAATTTTACATCTTCTGCTGTTAAATTATTTATTTTCATTCGTCCTCCTTCTTTAAAGTCATCAGATCTTCAATGCTCACATTGTCTATGCAATGTTGCAATCTACTTTCAGGTATCATTCTGCTTCCCTGGTTGTATTCTTTTATTGATTCTCCATTTCTCTTCTTGTAATTACTTATTCTCTTCATGAAATTACTTAATTCGACTATAGATGTAGTTTTAATTTCATGCAGATTTCCGTTTTTGTCCCATACCTGCCGGTAATATAATCTGATTTTGGCCATCAATACCACTTCTCAATTTCTTCCTTGTACATGCCAATTCTTCTATCTTCCCAGTCAAATTTATAATATTTGCATTTGCACTGTAGTCTTGATAGAAGTTTGTTACTTCCAAGGATTTTAAGAAATTCTTCCATCTGCTTGTCAGTAAGATTTGTATTTATTATTACTGACTTCTTTTCTCTGAAAATAAAGTCAATTATGAAATATAAGTTCTGTTTTCCCCAGTCTTTGATTGATTCATTTCCTAAATCTTCGATTATAATCAGTTCCGCATCTCCTAATCGTTCACGTAAAAACGAAGTTGCTGTTTTTTCTCCAAACGTTTCAATTATTTCATCAAATAAAGTCATTATGCTTGTTTTGTACACAATAAAATCATCTTTTAGACTGTTGTAAATGCAATTAGTATAATGACTTTTTCCAGCTCCTACTTCTCCGCTTATATAAATTCCAAGGCCCTCATGTTTAAAATTCCCAAAATTTTCACAGAATCTTTCAAATGATTTTTTATATGCCTTTTCTGTCTTGCTCTTTGCATACGAATTTTCAAAGCTGCATTCATAATCATCATCACACATCATTTTTTCAGATAGTTTTTTATATTTTGCTATTGTTTCTTTTCTCCACAAGCCACTAATATCGACTGTTTCAACAAAACTAATTCCAGTTTTTTCCGTCGTTTGTTCTGTCCGTTTTTTGATTATGTTTGTCATTCTTTGATTGATAAGATTTTTTATATCCGTTACTTCCGTTTGCATTGTTTTCCTCCTTAAGTGGATATATATCCTGCCAGTTATTTAATATTGACTGCTCAAGAATCTTTATAGCAAGTTCCTCATTATTTTCATCAGTCAATTTCTTAAGCTTATTAAGCAATATTTTTTCAGCTCTTTCTGTCATTGGCTTTTTAATATTCTTTCTCATATTCTTAAAGTCAGAATATGTTTCCAAAAACTTTTCGCCCTTATATATATATTCTTTTATTATTATTATTCTTTTATTATTAGTATTCTTTCTTTTATATAGGGACGGATTATCCAACTTTGGGTTTTCCAACTTTGGGTTTTCCGTCTCAGGCTTTTCCAAAGACGGATTATCCAACTTTGGCTTTTGAAGATAATCTTTTATATTATTCTGCTGATTATCCTCGAAAATGTAATATGTCAATGAACCATCACTGTTTTTCTGACGACTGATATATCTATTTTTCACCAGTTCTTTCAATCCATTCCTCACTGAATCTCTACCATCAGTAGAATTTTTTGCTATTTCAGAACTTTTATATTTCCAACCGGTAGGCCTTGACAGCATATAAATTAATAATCCCTTTGCTTTCCATGACAGTTTTTCATCAAGAATGAGATTGTTATGTACTGTCGTGAAATTATCCTTCTTCTTTACAACTGTCTTCATTTTTCTCACCTTCTAAAAAATTTCTTACAATCTCAGTTGTTTCTTTTTTTTCAAACATGGCCACAAATATTTTTTTACAGATTTCTGTATCATATTCTGATCCGTGCCATTTTTCTTCATCAAGTTCTATTCCATAAAATTTTGCAGTCTCATTTAATCGTGGCCATTTATATTTTCCAAATTTTCCTGGAATTTTTAAAATGTCAATATTGCTTTCTTTTGTGCAAAACTGATTTTTTAAATTAAATGGAATAAATTTTCTGTCAAATGATATATTGTGCGCTACAAAATGATTTGTATCCTTACAAAAATCTACAAAATCTTTATCTTTTTCAAAATATTTTGAGTATTTTATACCTGATTCCACTCTACGCCTTAGAATTTCCTCGTCTGTAAGTCCATTTATAGCAACAGCTTCTGCATTTATTTCCTCGCCCTCATTTCTGAAATAAAATCTGTTGAATTTTTCAATTTCTTTATAAGAGTTTAACTTTAAATCAATATCAATTTTTATTGCTGAGATTGACAAAACGGAACAGTTTTCCAGTCCGTTTGTCTCGGTGTCGAATATTATTACTTTCATTTCTCCTCCTAAAATGGAAAATCATCTTCATCTTCCATTATTTTCTTTCCTTCAGTTCCTTTTATTTCATATCTTCCTATTATTTTAGTTCCTTTTTCCTGTTCCTTTTTTTCTCTTATCCTATTTTCAATTTCAGAATTCTTTTCCCATAATTCATATGCTTTAAGTTCCTTTGAGTTCTCCATTATCTCCTTTACACTTCTTCCTGTTTCAGCATCATAAAATCCGTTCAGCCAATATGTCTCCCTTTCTTTTATTTCTCCAGTCTTAAGATTTAACTCTTCCGAAACTCCTTTATAAGTTAGAAATATTCCTATTTTCTTATTTTCCAGCATTTCAAATCTCTTTCTTCCAAGCTCATCCTCTGTTTTCTTTAAGTCTTCATACTTTACTTTTAATAAAAATGTTAAATGATTTGTATGTCTCTCCATGTATTCCAACTTATTTCCCTTTTTATCAATGTAATAAATTGATACACGTGCTTTTCTTCCATCTTTAATTGTTCTGACAAGTAAAATTAAACCTTCCGTCTTATTGTTATCGGCAGGTTCTGCTTCAATAGCTTTTTCTATGATACATTCAAAGCATCCACTTTCCTGAATCCACATTCCAGGAAAATTTTCTTCTAATAAATATTTTTCATCATTACTCCACATTATTTTTTCCTCCTGTTTTTCCATGCAATGAAATTTTTATATTTTATAAATTCAACATCCCCCAAATATATTTTATTTTTGTCTATTATTATAAAAGGATATTTAATTTCAAAATTTTTCACATTGATATATTCAACTAAACCATATCCATAATCTAATATTATTCTTTTCATTTTTCTCCTTCTATGGTATAATTAAATTGTATTTGTTTTTAGTCGTTGTTGACTGCAACGGCTTTTTTATTTTCTGTTTTCATATTTATTCTCCCGTACAGTCATTGAATTCAGCTAATACATATCCATATTTGAATATCATGTTAATAGCACTTTCGATATTATCAAAAGTTTCAAAATGTTCTTTTGCCATTTTCTTTGTAAATCTAATTTCAGGCAAGAAGTCATGTGAACCATCACTCTGTATATAGTAGACTTGATACATAGTCTCCTGCTGATCGTTTATTATTTTGTCTATTAATGCCTTCTTCATCTAATCCCACTCACTTTCTTTAAAGTACATGTATGTAACAGCCCCTAGTATTACCCACAGAACAAGGACTACTACTTTAACTACAATATCGTCAGCAAATGCTCTCGTTTGATTCAGCACTAATGCAACAATAAACATTCCATACCACACAAGTGCTTTTTTAGTTTTAGTTGTCATTTTCTACCCCTCCTTTTATATAACAATCATGTACTTTATCTAAATTTTGTCTTACAGCTTTTTCAATTAAGAATTCTAATTCTGACTGAGTATCTGCTTTTTTTAGAAAATTTGTTATAGTTTTTTCAGGGTGTATTATGTATCTTCTGTTTAAATTTACTATGTATCTTGATTGAGCATGCACTTTAACAACCCCGTTACTTTTCCAGATATTAATGTAATCTTCCCAGTGTGAGTATATATCTTCTGTTATTTCTTCAATTTCAAGATCATATCCTTCAGAAATACTTTCCAGTTTTAAAGCACTTAAAATTTCCATGGCTCTTTCAGGTCTTACCCTTTCTTTAGTTCTCATTTTATCCTCCTATTCTCCATATAATATTTTATTTGCTTCTTCTAGCTGCTTTAGATATTTTGCAAATCTTATCGGATCTACTACATATGAATAATTTTTGTTTTCCTCTTTTTTCTTATAGGCATACCCTACGGGCAAGCCATCCACTAATAAAGTTCCTTGCTGCAGATTTATTCTCACAAAATCTACACACTCCCCAATTTTTTCAGCCACCAGTTCCAGTGGCACATTTGCGTTCATTTTCATCACTCCTTTTTTTATTTTCCTTTCGAGGTATAATAATGTTGCCACACATCTTATACGAAAGGAGGTGTTTTATTATGTTTGGAACTCTTGATTTTTTGAATTATATAGATCCAGTTGCTAGATATAATATAAAAACTACTACTGATTCATTTGAAAATGTTTCTATTCATGATTCTGAAATTAAAGACAATTTTCTTCCCATTTATTTTCAGAACAAAAAAGTTTTTATAAATATCTATCAGATTGTCTATATTGTTCAAAGTAAGTAATTTTATTGAGAATTTGGAAACCATCTTTTTTTAGCTTCTTCCAAATTCTCGTCATTTTTCAGTTCATTATTCAATGAAAGTTTTTTATTTGAAATTGAAAAATATTCATCTACAATCATTTTTAATCTTTCCCAGTCTAAATATGTTAATGGTTCTAATTTTTCAATTTTTTCCTCTAATTCTTTCATATTTACTTCTTTCATCATTCTCACCTCTTTTCTACTTTTAATGATATGGATTTTATAGTGTGCGATTGTTAAGGAGTTTAAAAAGTAATATCTCTGTGTGGTCTTTTTTTTAACAATTTAATCATTTCATTCACAATCTTTTTAGCAGCATATTTTTTTGAATATCTTCTCTTGCTAATATAATTTCTATAAAACTTCGTTCTTATTTTTATCACCTCTTTTTTTAAAAATTCATTACGTATTACGTAATTTCTTGAGCAAAAAAAATTTCTAATGGATTTTTTATTTCTAATAAATCTATTAATTTATCAACTTCACGTATCTCTAATTTATCTTTTTTTATTTTTCTTCTTAAAGTATTTGGTGTAATTTCTAATTCTTTTGCAAGACTTGATTGATTGAAACCTTTTGATATATATATTCCTTTCAATAATTTTTCATTTATCACTATTTCTCACCTCTTTTTCTTTTTTAAATTTTTATTACGTATTACGTAATAAGTATAATCCATATTTTTTAAAAAGTCAATACGTAAAACGTAATTTTTTTTATTTTTTGATAAAAAAATATTGCATTTCACGAAAAATATAGTATAATAAGAACATAATAACAAAGTTTCTGAAAGGAAATGAATTTATGAAAAAAAATATTGAAAAAACAAATAAAAGTAAAAGAATTGGACAAAAAATGAAGGAATTAAGAGAAAAAAAAGGATTTAGTTTACAACAAGTTTCTAATGAATTAAAAAAATTTAATACGTCTGTGTCTGCTGCTACACTGCAGAGATATGAAATAGGGGAAATTTCGAGAATTCCGCTTGATCGAGTATCGGCACTTTCTAAAATTTATAATACTACCCCAGAATATTTAATGGATTGGGAAAATAATAAAAATTTTATTTCTGAACAAAATGTAAATAATAATAATCCTGACATCTTAACATTTTATAGGGCAGATGTTAAAGGGTTAACAGAAGATGAAAAAGAAGAACTTAAAAAGGATTTAGAAAAATACACTGATTTTTTACTGCAAAAAATAAAAGAAAAAAATAAGAAATAAAAATGTGGAGGTTTTCAGTGGGTTATATCATTTATAGAGGAATTCCTGTTGACAGATTATCGTATTTTGGTATTCTCGAAAAATTAAACGATTTCATAAGCGAAGTAGCAAGATATTTTTTTATCAAGAAATATCAGCTTAGATGGTATCATTATAGAGAATTTTGTGAACAGGAAAAAAATTTTATTTTTGGAGGATTCGAGTTTAATCATATTTCAAGAGATAAAATGGCAGGGTCAATGATTTATTCAGATAATACTGTTGCTATTGGATATAATACAAACATGATACAAAGTAGGCAAAATTTCACACAAATGCACGAAATAAATCATGCTCTATTTGACTTAAAGCCTGACGTTCCTTTTCAAAATTTTTTTGATTTATTGAAAGAAGATGGCTACAACAAAGAAGAAAATATCCAGGAAGTAAAGGCTGATATTGGAGCTTCTCTTTTCATGATTTCAGATGAAGCATTAATATATAGCATAGAAAAAAAGACTTCTTTTTCTGATTTACAAGATATTTTTGAAATAAGTAAAATGGCATTGGAAATTAGACTGAAAAACTTTTTAGTCTATAATTTAGACATGTATTATAAAAATGCACAAGTATTAATTGAAAAGTATAAGTTTTTTAACGACACAAAAGAGATACAAGCAAGAATAGAAATTTACAAAGAGGCTTTTGGTATAAAGATATAAAATAGAGGAGTGATTTAAATGGAAGAAAAAAAAGTTTGGTACAAAACATGGTGGGGAGTATTATTAATTATATTATTTTGGTTTGTATTAATACCGGTAGTAATATTTCAATCCAAAATAAATAACAAGAAAAAGAATATTTTTTTAATTATTTATGGGATATTTTTTATAATATTTATTTTTAATATTACTTCTACATCTGATGAAAAATCTAATCTTAAAAAAGATAATTCTGAAACTATAAATACAAACCAAAAAAAATCCGATAGCAATGTAAAAACTGAAAACAAAAATTCAGATACTCAAGAAACAGAAAAAAAATTTGAACCTAGGATTATAAAAAATAAGGAAACTGGAGAATTTATTATTCAGGTATATGTTCCTGAAACTGCTACCCATGATGAAATTTATAAAATTATAATGGATATTCAACAGGCAAAAAGGAAAGATTTTCTTAATGACAATATTGTTATAGTTGCATACAGTGACGAGGATTATATAAATAAAAGACTTCTTGGAACTCATGCACAATGGAAAATGGAGCATGGAGTAACTAAATATATGAAAATTTATCCAAAGACTGAGAAACTGAGTCCTGAAGATAAAAAAGATTTCTTAGAATACTTACAACTGGTTGAAGCTTTGCAAGATACAGGAGACGATTTAAAAAAATCTAAACTTGAAGCTGGAAAACTTATGAAAGCAAGACATCCTGAAAATTATTCGGATATTATAAAAAGAGCTGAAAAATATTTCTACGGAATAGAAAAAGAGAAAACTGAAGAGGAAAAATTAAAAGACCAGATTAATAATCCTGACCCAAACAGTGATTATCAAAAATTTAAAAAAGAACAGGAGAAAAAAGAAAAATCTGGAGGAAATAAATAGAAACTAACATAAAAACATACAATGAAAGAATGAAGGAAATTATGAAATAGTAACAAAAATTTAAAATATAGGAGGAAAAGTTTATGAAAAGTAGAAAAGTATTATTATCAATTTTATTAGGAGGAGTTATTTTGGCATTGCCTATGGCAGGAGCAACAACGAAAAAATCTGGAGGGAATTCAACTGTTTATTTCAAAAGCTGTAAGGAGGCAAGAGCTGCAGGATATTCAGATATTAAAAAAGGAGAGCCAGGATACAGCTCAAAACTTGATAGAGATGGTGATGGGATTGCCTGTGAATCAAAATAATAAAAAAATTTAAACATTGGAGGGTTAGAAATTTATGCATACGATATACTACTTTGAAAATATTGGAGAAAAAAATGTTGTTAGTGCAGATGGATTAGATTTTACGAAAAATGTTACAGATGCATTAAATTATATTATTAATCAAAAGAAAGTAGATTTTAATATTATTTTTTTTGAAAAAACTAATATCAGACATAGTAAAATTAGAGAAAAGTTAAATGATGCAGATATGAAAAAATTTATTGAAACTGATAAATTTTTTAAATTTGATAATGGAGTAACTATGTATCGAATATTAAAAAATGATAATTTAAAAGAAGTTCAAACTGTATTTTTTCATCTTACTACACCACAGGAATTAGAAAAGATATGTAATAAGAATCCAAATAAAATATTTATATGGGCACCATATACCTTAAAAGAATTAGAAGAAATAAAAAATGACTCTAATTATAAATTAGTAAAATTGGATAGTTATCAGTAAATAACAAAAAAAGACCCTGCTACCAACAGAGTCTCAGCATAAGTGATGTACTTACACCTCACAAATTAAGTATATCACACATTTTTAATTCCGACAAGGGAAGGAGTGTGATTTTTTTATGGGCAGAAAAAAGAGACGTACTAGAAAGCTTAATGGAGCTGGAAGTATTACAAAATTGAACGGAAATAGAAGTAAACCATGGATAGTGAGAGGCCCTGCAGAAATACAGATTGATGGCACTGTGAAAAGACCAATCATAGGATATTATGCTACTTCGGAAGATGCCGAAATTGCACTATCTATGTATAAAGTTAAACCTTACAACATTGATGAAAAAAATACTACACTTGGGGATTTATTTGACATTTGGATAGAAAAGAAAAAACTAGATATAACAAAGGATTCAGTCAGAGAATATCAAAATATTTATAAAAATTATTTATTAATATTTAATAACCGAGCTGTAAGGGACTTAAAATACTCGCATCTACAGCCTGTTTTATTTGATGCCCCAAAAACAATGTCTATTAGAATTAAATCTATTTTAAAAGGACTATATGCTGTAGCATTAAAAAATAATATAGTAGATAAAGATATAAGTCCCTTACTTGAAACTAATAAAATAGCTAACTATAAAAAAGAAACGTCTATTTATAATAATGAATTAGTAAAAAAAATATGGATTTTTTCAAGAAATACAGAAAATATAAGGTTAAAAATAACAGCACACATGGTATTAATTTTACTGTATACAGGAATGAGAGCAATCGAAATAAGATTACTGGAAAATAAAAATATATTATTAGAAAAAAACTATATGATAGGTGGAAGAAAAACAGAAGCAGGAAAAGACAGGATTATTCCAATTCACAGTAAAGTAAAGCCTTTAATAGAACTTTACTTTAATCGGGAAAATAAATATCTTTTCATGAGTTCTAAAAACACAGCTTATAGCGATGTAACTTTCAAAAGAAATTTCTACAAATTACGTAATCTTTTAAATTTTTCTAACAACAGACATGATACAAGACATACTTTTATAACAAAATTGAAACAACTTGGAATTTCGGATGGAAAATTAAAAAAAATTGTAGGGCATGAGACTGATGACATTACAGATGGAGTTTACACTCATTATGAACCTAAAGATTTATTAATAGAAGTTGAAAAAATTGATTTTGAATGTTAATAAAATATGTTACCATTTTGTTACCAATAGACCTATTTTATTTTATATTTTTTCATTATATTTCATTTTTTGAACATTTGAAAGTATTGAAAATATTGATTTTATTGATTTTAGAATTTTAAAGTACACTTTGCAACCTTCCTTGTGTCATCTTCTGTATCTCCACCTGCTGCTGCCAAAATTTTCCCTTTAATCTCAAGTATTACGCTTAAATCTGTTGCTCTGGCATTACTGTCGTCAGGCGTTTCTGATATATACCTGACATCAAGAATACTCTCCTTGTCCAGTAAAATTTCCTCATTTTGTCCCTTAACATTTAGTCTGAAACCCATTAACTACCTCCTAAAATATTTATTTAAATTTGTTGCAACCTATTTATTTATCTCCACCTGAAGATTTTTAACATTTCCTGCAAATGTTATATTTAACTGACATATCCCATTTTCCTCATCTATAATATGTGACATGTCATCTCCTTTCTGCATAATTCCATTAACAAATTTTTCATCCTTTGCCCATATGGATTTCTGGCTTTCAGGATGTGTACTGAAAAAGAAATCCAGCTTATCTTCTTTAAAATCTGTCGTTATAAATCTTAATGTTCTTTCTATAAAAGTTGTCGTTAATGTTTTGTATAGCGGTTCGTACATTCCACTACTATTTTTTGACAATGTTCTTGCTTTATACACAATAATATTCTTTATTTTTTCTTTTTTAACATGTGCTGTATCTGAAGAAAATATAAATCCATATCCAAATTGATTTATTCTGTCCTTAATAGTATTAGTAAACCCTGAAATTTCCTTTGCCATAGTTGTTTTGGCCTTATATGAGTTATCCTCAGATTCTATGTCAAATCTTACACCAGGATACATCTGAGAAACCGAAGTAAATCTTTCCCGCAGATAATTAGGACACTGATATGCCGCTGTAATTCCTGCCGCCACATATGCTCCATCTATATATATCCCTTCAATCCAAAATTTCATAAGATCTTCTTTTTCTGAAGACAGTTTTACCCCATTTTCTTCTTCATACTTCATTTTGTAATCTAGCAATACTCCTGATTTATCCTTTGGTATTATGGTAAAGTTTGGCATTACAGGTATTAAATATTCTGAATAGCTCTGATTTTCCAAAACTGCAGTTTTTTCCATATATTTATCTACTCCTGCTATTGCAAGGTTATCAAAAGTTGTTTCGTTACTTCCTTCAAAATTGAAAAATGTCTGTATTTTATATTCTCCCAAAACAGTCATTAAGTTTGTTAAAGTTTCCATTGTATTTTTTTCGTATTTTTCTTCATTCTGTCTACCTTTAAATCTTTCTCTTACTTTCTTTTCTCCTCTATTTATATCTAAATCTACATTAGGATATATACCAAACCATATAGTATTTTCAAAATCATTTTTGGAATTGACAGTATTGAAAAAAGCTTTCAGTCTTTCCTTATTCCCTGTTTTAACTAACATATCTGTCTTTATATTTGCTATAAGCAGCTTTGGCTTCATTAAAGAAAGCCTCGTATCATATTGCTCAAAAAACATTTTTATTCCTAAAAGCTTTTCAATTAGAGGCTTTGCAATTTTAATAAAATCTTCCTGTGCTTCCTTATAAAAATTCAGATAACTGTTATAATTTTTTACTTCCTGCTCAGGTTCAATATTTACTAAGTTTTCAGCCAAAGGTACAAAAGTTCTTACAACAAGATCTTTTATATATTCATTTGGTTCTTCTGCAACATTTTCATAATCTTCCTTAAAGGTTTCTACTAATGCGTTCGTATTTTTATCTTCTGTAATCGTTAATGCAGTTGTTTCATCTTTTTTATACTCTATTACTTCCAGTTCACCTTTTTCTCCCACCTTTAACATTCCAAGTTTTATCTGATCAGATTTGAAAGTATTGTCACCATGTCCTAAAAGCAGTCTAGTTTTAATATCCTCAATTGCTAAAGGAAGCATTCCAAGTACATTATTATAATTATGTGATGCTTCCTCAAATTTTTCATTAAGTTTATCTCCAAGTTCATATTTTTGTGGATTTTCTTCATCAAGTTCTTCATATTTATTATAAATGTATGCAATTTCTTTTCTAGTCTGCTTTATATCTTCAATTACTTTTTTTGGTGACAGTAATTCTAAAATATTTTCAAATTTAAAATCTACATTTTTATTTCCTTGAGATTTTCTCGCTTCAATAAGTGTATTTAACATCTTGAAAAATGTATTTCCATTGTCTATTTTTATTTCACTTATTAGCTCATCAGGAATTCCTTCAGGTCTTTTTAAAAGATATTTTATATTTTGTGTAGTAGAATTGTAATAACTGTAAACTTTTGGCTCAAATTTTCTAAGGAAATCTTCAAAATCTGATACTAGAAGATACTTATTAATTTCTATTATTTTCTCATCAGAAAGTGAATCCATGCCTTTTACATCATCAATTAATGTTATTAAATCAGGTTTTTCCGGATTTATTTCCTCAAATAAAATTGTTCTGTTTGTTTGTGTAATTATATTTTTATTATTCATACCTAAATAAAGCAT